AACTTGCTACACGAACTCCTGGTTTGTATATTTTGTTAAGTGCTTCACCGTACAAGTTAGATTTAGTATCATACAAAGAAAGTTTGTATATATCAATAGTTGTATCTACAATATTATTTAACAGCTCACGATTGACTGTTTTCATTAAAGCTATATCTCTATCTCCTCCAAACAGTGCCATAAGTTATCCCATATAAATATGTAAAGGTACGCGATTGATAAGTTCTTGTTGGAATTCTGAAATTTCTTTTTCTCTTTCCATAAGATTTCTTTTCGATGCTAATTCTAAATCTTCTCTTAATTGTGTTATCAATTCAGTTTTTTCAGTTGCTGCTTCAGATCTTAGTGTATCTCCAT